CTATCTCACCATGGGCTCCTCGTGTTTGGGATGATCACTGGTATGACTGTACTGCTTAATCTCGCCGTTGTTAAAAATGATGTATTGGTACTTGGCTTCGGGTTCATCCGCGAATGTTACGGAAGCACCGTAAGGTGCTTCAGAGCTTTTTGAAGAGTACGTACCTTTTATTTCGATAAGCTGTTCGTGTGAATAACCCTTCTGTTCCATCAGGTAAGTGGTTACCTGTTGTTCAGCTTCATTTTTCTTCAGCGGATTACCAAGCAGTCCGAAGTAGACCCAGCAGGATAACCCGAGTATAACTGCTAAGATGACAACTGAAGTGGCCTTGAATGTTTTACTCATAGGTATTTCTCCTTCTTTCACGTAAGCGACAATGAATTTAATAATGAAATATTAATATATTTGGATATATTTATCAATTCATTGATCTTGATCTTAATGCTTACTTAGATATCCTTTAAAATGATGCTTCCAGAATCGTCTTTTTTCCACCCGAACGACTCCCTTAATCGCACCGAAGTCGTACGGAACACCATCCGTGCTAGGGTTGAAAGGGTGTAAGATTGTATTATCGGATCAATAGCAAGGGACGCACCGAAAGCACATACGCTAATGTACAGACCGGCCAGGTGGCCGGTCTTTTTGATGCGGTGAATGTAGTCCCGGTACTGGTTCGGTCGGAATACGACTCTGATTTAAAAGGGGGAGTCTACTGCTGCTGCATTGTCGCTGCACGGTGTGGGCAGATCTCAAACTTGCAGCCAAAGGGGCGAAATGAATGTGTCTATGAATAATGAGACTAGCACTGCCATAAGCACCAGTGGATTGAGTACGTTCATTAAAAAAACGCTGAATCAGAAGCTCGCGGTACTTGTTCCAGATTGGGACGGTCGTGTGCTAGATGTACCTGCGTCAGGCGAAGTGTTAGCCGGGCCTTGTGCAATCGTTGCGTTTGCCGAAGAAGTGCCGAAGTCTGCTTGGGCGGGATATCGAAGGATTATTAAAATCTCACCATACGCTCGTCCAGAAGATGGTGGCACTGAACAAGTGGAAGCTTGGTCAGCCCTTCTAATTGATGGGTTGCACCAGGTAAGACTGGTGGATGAAGCAGGCGAGGCCTTCACCTGTATCTATCTGGGTTCTTCAGATAGTGACCGGGTGGATGCAGGGTCCGGCATGGTTACGCGCAGTCTACGGTTTGGGGTGTATGTTCCCGAAGACTCGGGAGCTGCTCTCGTTGAATCAGAGGATGCGTGGTTAGCCGCGCTTCAAGGCTGGACACAGCTGGAACTTGGCTCGAACTGGTCGGTGTATGGGGATGTCTGGCCTGGTGGGTACGAGAAGCCGTCTGTGCTATGGCGATTGGCCGGATGCAGCACGTCTGTGGCAGGCACATCGGCATTGGAGGTTCGACAACAGTGGATTGGGCATGTGCTCACCGATCATCCAGTGCTAACACGCCAGACCGTTACTCGGTTGGTCCAGCAACTTGCAGTGCAATCTCGTCTTGCCATCACTGAAACGGGTGGCGAAGAGCACGAAGGTAACACAAGGTATGTGACGGTGGATGAGGTCACGGCAGATCTGCAGACGGATGCATATCTGAATGGTCAGATTCGCCTGACGTTGCAACAGCGGATTCGTCGTCCGGGTACGAATGTACCGTTCATTCGTGAGATTCACCATAGCAAAGGCATGAAGTAAACGTTAGTCGAGAGGAACCTTCTATATAAGGGTGGTTCCAGATTATAGCTTTGAGTAGATTGGTTTAGCTTCAAATTCATAGGTTCATAGGATCGAAAATTCATAGGATCGAAAATTCATAGGTCAACCTTAAAGATCAACGATTCACGAAATCAGTAGTCCAACAATGAGGTGAGATGGCAATGGCAAGTTCAGTGAAAAAAAGCAAACAGACAGCCCCGCAGTATACACGGGCAGAACTAATGAATCATGCAGAAGCCCTCTTTGCCGTTAAGGCAGAGGTGCTGTATGGTGCACTGTACGAAGCAGTGCAAGAGACGTTTTCCATTGAAGAAACGCAAGAACGAATTAACCAATTTATGAAAGCGAAGGTGAAGGGATAATGGCAGGTGGAACTTGGGAGCAAACGAATCGTCCGGTCCTTCCGGGCTTATATATGAATTTTCAGGCGGCAGCATCCTCGGCCATTCAAGTGGGTACGCGGGGAACGGTCGTTGTGCCAATCAAGGCCAACTGGGGTCCGGTGGGGACTTTTGTTGAAGTAGGGAGCGAAGCGGCGATTGAACGTATTTATGCGGCGAATGTGCTGGATAACGGTACGGCCTATACATCCTTGAAACTCGCCCTGTTGGGTGGACCGAAGAAGCTGCTCGCTTATCGGGTAGCAAGTGCTGCGGCCAAAGCAGCTACGCTTACTTTGAAGGACAGCAGTGATGCCAATGTGCTGCAATTGGATGCGAAGTATCCGGGGGATCGTGCGAACGGATTCTACGTCACCATCCAGCCGGGTGTGATTGATAATACGAAGCATGAAGTGCGTCTTTTTGAAGGCAACCGGATGTTGTATGCGCTCCTGACAGCGGATATTACAGCAGCGTCTCTGGCAAAAGAGATTAACGCGGATGAACAAAATGTCTGGGTAACGGCGCAGGCGATTGGCGATGGTACTGGCGTGGTTGCAACTGTTGCGGGTGCGGCATTCAAAGGCGGCGTAAGTGGAAACGATGACCTGACCAATGCGGAATACATTGCTGTACAGGGTGCCCTGGAAGGGGAGCAATTCGACGTCTTGGCTTTGGATCAGGCGGCTGATGCGCCTCTGCTTGCGAGCTTTGCGGCATGGGTGAAACGTGTGCGTAGTGAAGGTAAACCGGTGGTGGCTGTATTTGGCGGTTCCGCAGCGGACGACACCTCTGCTACAGCAGCACAAAAAGCGGCAGCACGTTCGCTTGCGCTGAACCATGAAGGTCTGATTAATGTCGGTACAGGCGTGCGCCTTGGAGATGCATTCTACAGCTCCGCGGAAACGTCCGCCTATGTTGCAGGTCTGATCGCCGGACAACGTCTGAACCAATCCACAACCTATGCAGCTACTCCGTTCGATGACGTGACACGTCGTTGGACGCGTGCAGAACAGGAGCAGGCGGTACAGAATGGCGTATTTATTTTCTTCCATGATGGACGTCAGGTGAAAGCACTTCGCGGTGTAAACACACTGGTAACGCCAGCCGCTGGACAGAATAATGCGTGGAAAAAAATCCGTTCCATTCGTGTGTTGGATGCCATCAACACGGATTTGCAGCGCTCTGCGGAAGATACGTATATCGGTAAGGTAAACAATACCGAAGAGGGTCGTCAGGCGCTGATTAGTGCCATGAAGGCCTATTTGGCGCTGCTCGCACAGAGTAATGTTATTGAAGCTGACGGTTATGATGTCATTCTTGACCCAGCTTACTACGGTGCGGCACCAGTTCTCAAACCGGAAGCAGATCAAGTATTCCTGCAATGGAATGTGAAGCTGACGGATGTGATGGAGCAGTTGTTTGGTACATTTTACGTGCAATAAGGTTGTGTGGAAGGAAAGAACAATATTTTATAATTTCTAGGAGGAAAATATATGTTGGATGCATCAAGAGTAATTCTCGGTACCCATGGTCAGTTGCATATCGATGGTGTGTGGCAGACAAACATTAACAAGCTGGAAGCGAGTGTGGAGATTGAAAAGCGTGAGCTGAACCTGGTCGGTAACGACTGGAAAGTGCACAAAAACGGCGCAAAAAAAGGAACAGGCACGATGACGGGCTACAAAGTCACTTCCGATATGATCCAGCGCGGCTTCACCAAATTCGAGATTATTTCCAAGCTAAACGACCCTGAATCGTATGGACATGAGAGTGTATTGCTGAGAGGTTGCATGGTGGACAAAATTCAGCTTGCCAACTGGACAGCGGGTGAGGAAGTACCGGAGGAAACAGGTTTTACGTTTGAAGGATTTGAATTGCTGAATCCGATTGTGGCGAACTAAGCTTTGGAATAGGCACGTTATTGAGCTGGTTTGCTCAAGCGTGATTGTATAGTTACTTCATTAATAATTAGGGCACCATTGCAGGCCGAGATGATCTCGGTCTCTTTGTTGTCTCTACAGGCTTGGAAGATGGCATCGATGAACCCATTTGTGAAATAAGAAGGAGATAACGCCCGATGAGTATGAATGAAAATATGTCCGAAGAACAGATTTTGGATCAGTTGTTTGAAGCAGCAGAACGTTTGCCAGAGGAGAATGTACGCATTCAGCGTCTGGATCTGCTGTTGACCTTGCGTGGACTGACGTCTTCCAAAGTGGACCACATTCGCGAACGTTGTACGATTCGTAAAACGACCAAAGGCCGCACCGAGGAAAAGGTGGATACCGAAACATTTAACGCGCTGCTCATTTCTGAAGCAACGGTGAAATTGAAAGTCCGCAGCCTGGAACTCTCCGGCTGGGGAGATACCCGCATTACCGGCCGCATGAAGCTGTCTGGTGGAGAACAGGCGGTACGCCGCATGCTGCTTGCAGGAGAATTGGATGCCGTAGGTGATAAAGTGCTGGAGCTGTCCGGCTTCGGTGTGGAGATTGAAGACCTAAAAAACTGATTCACTCCGGCGGGGTGACCACGTTCCTGTATCACATGTGGGTGCGTCATCATCTCCGGCCCGGAGAGTTCTGGTCTTTGCCACGCGGGGAGCGCTCGCTGTTAATTGCGTTCTCGGAAGAGGAAATAGAAGGTGGCCTAGAAGAATAAAGGCTAATGGAGGTGATAGAAATGTTTGAGAATATAGTTAGTGATGGTATTAAATCATTTAGCAGGTTGAGGAATTATATGGGGAAAACTAACAAAAAAAAATCTTTTAATTCGCCTGCTATAAGTACAATTCATAAGATTGTTTCTAGAAATGCGATGTTTAAACCTAAAATTAATTTTAGTGAAAATAAAAATTCAAAGTTTTTAAAGAAGAATAAAAATTTTAATAAACTGCTTAAAGGAACAGGATCGCTAATAAAAGCAGTGGCAAATCAAAAAAGTTATCATACGGGACCTCATTTTAATTCAGTTGAAAAAAAGAAAGATGCATCTGTAGGGGACAAACTAAATTTCTTATGGAATAAGTCTGCATCGGGAGTAAAAAGTGCGACTGGCTGGACAAAAGATAAGGCAAATTTCTTATGGAATAAGTCTGTATCAGGAGTAAAAAATGCTATTGGGTGGACAGGAGATAAGGCGAATTTCTTATGGAATAAGTCTGCATCGGGAGTAAAAAGTGCTATTGGGTGGACAGGAGATAAGGCGAATTTCTTATGGAATAAGTCCGTATCAGGAGTAAAAAGTGCTATTGGGTGGACAGGAGATAAGGCAAATTTCTTATGGAATAAGTCTGTATCAGGAGTAAAAAATGCTATTGGGTGGACAGGAGATAAGGCGAATTTCTTATGGAATAAGTCTGTATCAGGAGTAAAAGGTGCGACTGGCTGGACAAAAGATAAGGCAAATTTCTTATGGAATAAGTCTGCATCAGGAGTAAAAAGTGCGACTGGCTGGACAGGAGATAAGGCAAATTTCTTATGGAATAAGTCTGTATCAGGAGTAAAAAGTGCTATTGGGTGGACAGGAGATAAGGCAAATTTCTTATGGAATAAGTCTGTATCAGGAGTAAAAGGTGCGACTGGCTGGACAAAAGATAAGGCAAATTTCTTATGGAATAAGTCTGCATCAGGAGTAAAAAGTGCGACTGGCTGGACAAAAGATAAGGCAAATTTCTTATGGAATAAGTCTGTATCAGGAGTAAAAGGTGCTATTGGGTGGACAGGAGATAAGGCAAATTTCTTATGGGATAAGTCCGAATCGGCATGGAATCAGTTAACAGAGTGGTACAAAGATATCGATTTTAAAAAAAAGTTTAATAACTTTTTTAAAGTCACAAGTATCTTAAATTACATCAAAGATTTTGGTGAAAAATCTATTGAGTTCGGTAAAAAGAAAGGATGGGGCATACATCCCAAGATAGAAAATATGTGGTCAAGTCCCTTTGTAAAAAAAATTAGGATGTTTGGAAAACGAGCATTTCCTTTCCTTGATATTGGATCTTCTATAAACGATGTTGTACAGGCTCCAACACCAGATGAAAAAATTATTGCGTTTAGTAAGGCTTTGTTAGGTAAATTAGGCTCAATTGGTGGTGCTGCTGCGGGGACATTTTTTGGATCGTTGCTACCAGCACAACCAGCAACGGTTCCAGCTTTTGCCTATCTTGGTTCCTTAGGAGGTGAATGGGGCGGGAAAATCATAGGTGGGTTGGCAGGACAAGGTCTAACTAAGGTTTGGCCTAAAACTTGGTGGCCCTATAAGAAAGAAAAAACTTCCAAGATTAATCCAACTAAAAATTTAAACCTGAATAAAGGAAAAACACAAAACTTGGTAGGCTCTATTAATAAAACGTCTCCTTCGCAGCGCATTAATGTTACTTTACCCACAGGAGCAATCCAAATTTCAAATGGCAGTAACAAGGTGGATTATAATGGTATGGTTGCACAGATAAGTGCTCATTTTGTGAAAGAATTAAGAAAAGCTATGGAAAACCGAAAAACGATTATGGCCTAAGCAGAAAGGAGGCCGTGTATGTCTGTATTTGAAGATAACGTGGAAGGGATACGAATGGAATTTACGCTGATCGATGGGAAAACGAAGTTCCAGTTCCCTGTGAAGCCAGAAGAGCTTACGATCTCACGTTCAAAAGGGTATGAAACGATTAATATGCTGGAGCATGGCGAGTTTGATTTTGCGCAGGGGGAGAAGGTGAAGGAGATCACCTTCTCTTCTTTTTTTCCCAAAGAATATGATGCGTCCTATTGTATGTACGAAGATTTGCCTGATCCGCGGGTAGCGATGAATATGCTGAATACTTTTCTGATATCGAAAAAGCCGCTGCGCTTCATCATCACCAATACGGGGGTGAACGTGCCGGTATATCTGATCTCGCACAATACGACATTCCGGGGCGGCGAGACAGGAGATATTTACTTCGACCTGACCCTGCGCACATGGCGGGATTCCAAGGTGGAGAAGGTGGGTTCTGCCGCATCTGGGAGCAAGTCAGGTTCTCGTACGGATTTGAAAAAGTCTAGCAAGACCTACACTATCAAATCTGGCGACTCCCTGTCCAAAATAGCAAAGCTTGAGCTGGGTAGCAGTTCCAAATGGAACGAGATCTACAAGCTCAACGCAAAGATCATCGGCAGTGATCCAAACCGGATCAAGCCCGGACAAAAGCTGGTGATGCCATGACCTACAAGGTCATTGTCGACGACAAATATGACATCACCAAGCTGGTGGAGACGATTACGCTGAAGGACTCGCTGGACCAGATTGCGTATCAGGCCAACATCCGGCTGGCGGTGTCTGCGTCTTCTGGTCTGCCTTCGATATCACCGGGTATGGCGGTGCGGATTAGCGGGGTTCCTTTTGGTGAAAAATCCATGGTTCACTTGCTGCATCCTGCGGTCATCTGGGAGGTGGAGAGTTCCAATAGCGGCACCAAGCGGCTGTCTCTCACGGTGTACGACCGGATGATTTATCTGGAAAAGTCGGAGGATGAGTTCCTCCTGCCGAAGGATCAGACCGCTACGCAGCGACTAAAAACCTACGCCAAAGAGTGGAAGATTCCATACGCTACATTGCCGGAAACCAAGACAAAGCTGGGAAAAGCCGTGTATCGGTCACAGACGATCTTCTCGATGATGTTTGCCGATCTGAAGGAAACGGCGAAGTCCGGCGGGGAGATGTATCATCCACGGATGACACCCGGCGGGTTACAGCTCTTTCAGGTCGGAAGTAATGCAAAGGTGTATGAGCTTGATCGACTAATTGATCTGACCCAGATGCGTACGCTCGAAGGGGCGGTTACCAAAGTTAAAGTGATGGCAGCGTCGGAGTCACCGAGTGGCAAAGAAGTTCCTTCCAAAGTGCTCGCAATTGAGCAGGATGGTGTGGAAGAACTGGGCACATTGCAAAAGCTGATTGAAGACGATCAGGTGAAATCGACAACCGCGGCGAAAAAACTGGCGAAAAGTCATCTGACGGGTATTCAGGAGACCTTTACGATATCAGCACCGGATGTGAATACGATTCGCGCCGGGGACGCGGTGTTGTTAAAAGGGCTGAAGCTAATCGTCATGTCGGTCAGCCGTGATCTGTCTGCCGGACCTGGAACGATGACGTTGGAGCTGGGGACGGCTGAGCTGGTGAAAAGGAGGTATTACCTTGAATAAAGATGATCCGTATGGGCATTTTGCCGACGTCATGCGGGGTGCGATGAGTACACATTCCCGTCAGGCCGTGAGCGGTCTGGGAGCAGTACTAGGTACGATGACCTCGTCCGGCGTAAAGCTGGATGATTTCAAGCACGAAGTGCAGGATTATCTCGTGGCCGAGTTGCCGGGCACGCTTGGACTGCCGGAGCGCGAGGCTGCTGGCGCGATTTCCGGTATATCTGACGTGGCAAACGGCGGAACGACGGGCACGGGACGGTTTCTTTTGCAAGAAGAGGAAGTGGAGGAAGCGGTGTTGTCTCTTGGCAAAGGTCTGAAAGCGGGAGATCGTGTGCTGGCGATGCGGGTGAATGGCGGTAACGACATTGTGGTGCTGTGTAAGGTGGTGAGTGCGCATGCCTAGTTTGTTTCCGGAAACGGGTGTGGTCTGGGGAGATGAGGAGGATCTGTCGGGGGCGGCTTCGGAAGAGGTACGCTTTGGACGGAGCTGGCGATTCGATTACGATGCAGGGGATTTTGTACTGACTCCGAGTGGCAAAGTAGCTGCGGCGAGTGGGCATGAAGCCTGGGTACAGTGGTGCATTAAGGCCGTGAAAACACCAAGATACAGACATGTGATCTATTCCCGAAACTACGGTTCGGAGCTGGAGGATCTGGTAGGGCAGGGTGATAGCCGGGGTGTGATGGAAAGTGAGATTACACGGATGGTGACGGAGACGTTGCTGGCTGATCCACGGACGGATTCGGTAGACCAGTTCACGTTTGATTGGAATCGGGAGCAGTGTATGTTCTCGTGTCGGGTGGCGAGTGTGCAGGAAGAGATGTTTATTCTGGAAAGTGAGGTGATCTGACGGGATGGCTGAGATTCCGCGTTATTTGGAGGACCAGACGGAGGAACAGATTATGCAGCGTATGCTGGATCGTCTGCCCGCGGATCTGGATAAGTCGGAGGGTTCGTTCTTGTGGGATGCGGAGGCTCCGGTTGCGTTTATGCTGTCTGAGGCAGCTTTGTGGGCGCAGGAATTATTGCGGCGGGGGTTTGCAAGTACGGCTGCGAGCAGTGATCCGAATTTTCGTTCGGAAGAGCTGGATCTACGGGCAGGAGAGCACGGCATCACACGGCGAGCTGCAGTGGCGGCACAAGGTGCAGTGAGGTTCATGGGTATGCCGGGGAAAGTGGTGCCTGCGGGAACGGTCGTGGCTACGCTCGCGGATGAAGTGTCTGCTGAAGCTTCGCTCGAATATGAGACGGTGGGACGTTTGGAACTGGATGCGGATGGTTCCGGGATGGTAGGCGTGCGAGCGCTTGTTGCCGGAAAAGATAGCAATGTGCCTGTGGGCACGGTAACTGTGCTGTCTACACCTGTAAGTGGCGTGACTTCTGTCACGAACGTTGAGGTGATCAAAGGCGGGGCAGATATTGAGGCAGACACGGCATTGTTGGAACGCTTTTATGCCAAAGTCCGCAACCAAGGAACCAGCGGCAACAAATCGCAATATGTGCAATGGGCCAGTGAAGTACCAGGTGTTGGTGCAACGCGTGTCATTCCGTTATGGCAGGGTCCGGGCACGGTGGGATTGTATCTGCTGGACACGGACAAACGCGCTGCGGGCATCGATCTGGTGGCGGCGGTACAGAAGTACGTTGACCCCACGCAGGATGGACAGGGTGAAGGCGTTGCACCGGCGGGGCCAGTGGTGTCCGTGATGCCAGCCGTGGAAGTGTCGATGAATATTCAGGTGAAGCTGACTCTTGCTAGTGATGCGACATTGGCCGATGTACGGGCATTAATCGAACGCGGGGTGACCGCGTATCTGAAACAGTTGGCTTTTGCCGATCCACTCGTTCGTTACACTCGCATCGCCGCGATTCTACTGGACATTCCGCCGATTATCGACTATTCGGAGCTTACCGTGAATGGTGTAAGCGACCAGAATATTGAGATGACCGCGAACCAGGTGGCCGTGTTGGGGACGGTGGATGTTCATGAGTAACATTGGGCAGATGGTGGACGAGGAAGTAGTTTTGGAGTGCGGAGACCAAGGAAGATTGGGAGAAATACGCCGATCTGGGTTGGATATGGTGAGCGAAACGCTCCCTGTTGATGTGAAAGGAAGGGAGGGGACAGGGCATGAGTGCTCCTTCTATTGTAGATGTTGGACTGACGAGTGAGAAAGGGCGGGAGCTGTTCTCGTATTTGCCAAGGTATTATGAGACTTCAAGAGTGATGCAGGCCGATATGCAGGCCAAAGGCAGTGAAATGGATCTGCTGTTTCAGGCGTTGGATGAGACGTTGGAGCAGTTTTTTGTCCGTACAGCGACGTGGGGGCTGGATTTCTGGGAGCAGGAGCTTGGCATTGAGACGGATCGTCTCAAACCCGTAGAGCAGCGGCGTGCGGTCGTGGAATCGAAGCTGCGTGGTGCCGGGAAGTTTTCGGGGAGACAGGTTGCGAATGTGGCTGAGGCGTATGCCGGGGGCAAGGTGGATGTAACATTTCAGCCGGAAGCGTGGAGTTTTACGGTGAGCTTTGTGGATACGATGGGCATCCCGCCCAATATCGATGATCTCAAACGTGCGATTGAAGAATTGAAACCGGCCCACATGGCCGTGGAATATAGATATCGTTATCTGGTCTGGGATGATCTGGACGACAAACAGATGACATGGGACGAACTCGATGCCGCGTCCTTGACGTGGAATGAACTGGAGGTGTGGGCGTAATGCCAAAAGAAACAGATCGACTGAAATTGCCTCTTCCCTTGGGGAACGAGAATGTGACCCGGGAGAGTATTAACGGGATTTTTGAAAAGATTGATGCAGGAGTGGCGACACGTGAATCCATCCTTATACCTGCGGAATCTGATCTTAATAGCTATATTACAGAAGGGGAATATTATTGCCCAACGAATGCGACAGTAGGAACTTTAGCTAATTCCCCAGTAGGAGTAGCCTTTCATTTGACGATAGAAAAACATGCTGGTGTGGTCCAGACTTTAACAACCTTTGAACCGAGTAACCTGCAAGTTTTTCAAAGGAACTACTATGTCGGATGGGGTCCATGGAAAAAAGTACCTACAAGGGATGATATCGAAGAGGTAAAAGTATACACCGATCAGAAACTCGGAGAAATCATTATTAATGATGCATCCTTAACAGATAAGGGTATCGTCCAACTGTCCAACGCAGTTGATGGCACCCGTGAAGACTTGGCTGCTACGGAGAAGGCGGTTAGGGATGCAGCTACAGCAGCTGAAACAAATGCGAAAAATGCGAGTCTTCCGCGTACGGGCGGTGATATTTCAGGTCCACTTACAGTTAATTCGTGGGGAAGTATCTCGGCTGGTACATCAGGCTTTTTCCTGATGGGACATAACTGTTATATCCACCCAACAAACAATAAGTACTACTACAAACAAACTCACTCTAACTTGGGTGCTAGAGGTATCATTTTTAGATTAGGTCAGGTTGGCGTGTATACCTTTGAAACCGGACCAATCCCTACAGTAAAGGATACAGAATTTACACCAACCTTGGTTAGAATGTCTACACAAACAGACTATGATGTGCTTTTTCAATCTGTCAGTGATGGTAAGGCAGTTTTGGAAACAGCCATTACTGACAAGGGCGGTACAGTTTTGAAACTGTCTGGAGTACCGACATATGCTGAGTTGAACCGGGGGATTTCTTCTATACCTACAGTTGAGGCTGGTAAATTTGGTGATGGGAAGCATGGAGAACTAGTATTAAATTCCACGTGGCCCAATAAAGGGCCAGCTATAATACCCGGAGAAGTTGGAAATAACCATAGCTATATGATAGATGGATTAACTTCAACATCTACAAGATTTGAGAACATTCCTTCTACAACTTATCAAGATGATAGTAACAAAAAACATGCATTTACGATCGACCTTGGTGGTGGTTTTCCAATTTTAAGAAGAGTTACAAACATCTCTTTTACTTATAGATTTGTGAGTGCAACTACCTCAAATAGCAGCTTCGTTATTCAATTGTTGTGGTCAGATGATAATTATACCTGGAGTGGGTTAACAAGCTTATCGTCAAATAATACGAATTGGACTATAAATTCCTTGAGCTTGTCTAATCTTCCAGCCGGTGCAAGATACATTAAAGCATTCGTTTATCAAGGCTCAAGTAATGGAAGTGTAGTAACAGGAGAAATTCAGGAAATTCAGATTACCTATGAAAATGGTAGTAGTTTCTATGCTTCTGGGGGATTTGAAGCTATTGAATGTACATCATTTACTCTCGAAACTGGTGCAACAATACGATATAGACCAATTAGAGGGTTGGTCATTTTCTCAAAAGGTGACGTTGTTATACGAGGGAACATGAGCATTATTAAAGGTTTTGAGTCTGGAGTTCCAGTGATTTGGCCACTCATGACTAACTACGGTGACACCATGCTTCGTGGTGGAGCCGGAGGAGCCGGAGGTGGGAGGTTATTGGTAGGTTCTCCAGGTGGAAGACTGTTTGGTGGAGGTTTTGGAGAAGGAGGCGTTGGGGGAAGTGGATACGCCGGATCAAATGGCTCTTGGCCTCCTTTTAGAAGTGCTTTACAAAGGAATGTTAAAATGATTAGTCCTGACGCTGGTGGTGGCTTGGGTGGTTATTCAGATGGAAACATAGAGAGTTATGCTTGGGGAGGAGCAGGTGGTGGTGGTCAATCTATAGGCTTTACTTCCTGGGAAAAATACTCAACATATCGTGGTGGAAAAGGTGGAAACTGTTACGGAGGCGGAGGTGGAGGAGGAGGCGGAGCCTCAGATACAAGGGAAGGTTATAGTGGTGGAGATGGTGGCTATGCAGGTGGCTACTTCGGGATAGTCTGTGCAGGAGATCTGACAATTACATCACAAATTAATGCCAGTGGAGGAAACGGTGGAGTTGCAGGAGCAGGTAATGGAGAAGGAGTATATGCATCATCTGGAGGAACTGGTGGCGGAGGTGCAGGGGGAGGAGTACTTACCTTCTTTTATAATAAAAATTATAAGTTGACTGGATCGTTATTGGTAAATGGTGGAATTGGTGGTGCAGGGGTTGCTACTGCAGGAAGTAACTATGTTACTCAAGCAGGAGGTAATGGCTTGGCGGGAACCATTGTTGTTAAGAAATTAGGAGGGGAGTTTGAATCATGAGAATGATATATATTTACTCTAAACATAACCCAAGATCACTCGAAATGATAGAACACACAAAAGAAAAATTAGGTTCTACGATGGAACTAATACAGTGTGAAGAATACGATGAGGTAAAAGATATTTATCCTATTAGCGGATTACCAGCTGTAATTTTTTTACGTGAGGATTTACAAGGCGAGCGTCTTTTAGGAGAGGATGTTGAACTATCTTCTTTAAGAATAGAATTAGAATTAGCTAAAATGCAAGAGGAAGAAGAAAACAATTTGCATAACATGGAGACTAAACGACTTGATTTTATACTAAGACAGCATATTTTAGAAGCAACAGAACCTATTGTAAAAAAGCTAATTACTTTGATGATTACTGAGAAAAAACGATTGGAATGATTCTAAGCTAGAAATAATATTAAAATCTCTATAAATTATCAATGGGTGAGGTGTGGTGGTATGTCTAATTTTCAATTGTTTGAAATGGCTTGGAAGAATAGTTGGATAGATGAGTTTGAAATGAATGATGCTGTCAAGTATGGAATCCTTACTAAAGAGGAGTTTATTGATATAACTGGATATCCCTATGAATGAGGTGAAATCATGGAACGATGGGACACCCTATGGAAATGGGGGATTGCGCTCATGAGCAGCTCAGCAACCTACTTCTTCGGTGGCTGGTCAGGCGTGCTCGGCGTACTACTCGTATTCGTCATCCTCGATTACCTAACCGGCATCGCGGCGGCGGGGATGACTGGCAAGTTAGAAAGCAACATCGGCATGTTCGGCATCGCGCGAAAAGTATTTATATTTGCAATGGTATCGGTGGCTCATCTGGTGGACGGTGTTCTGGGAGACGGACACTTGTTCAGGGATGCGGTCGCCTTTTTTTATATCGCTAATGAGTTGTTGTCCATTATCGAAAACGGGGGCAAGTTGGGCGCTCCAATCCCGCCAGTGATCCGACAGGCAATTGAAGTGCTCAAGGGGAAGGCGGGAGAGGGTGCCATTTCAAATCATTTACCTTTTAGTCCCCCGCCAGAAGACAGCGAGAAGGAGATTGATGGCCCTCATGGAGATACGAAGCCAGTAGAAAAAACGGAGCATGGCAGTTCAACTGCTGAGAAAAATGATTAA